ATTGATTGAAAAGCAATTTTCAATTAGAAAACATCACTAACCCTATAACTAGGTTTAGACAGTAACAGTATCTTGAATGATACTGAATTGACCTGTTTGAGATGACATGATCACTCGATTCAATAGTGCTTGGGATATATCCCATTCTGATTGAGTAGCCTTAGTATCGGATCTAGGGTTGTATTTATTTAGAATCTTAATAGATTCTGTAAACCTAGATATAACATCTTCAGTTATATCCTCCACATCTTTGATATACTTATCTATATCTATTAGATAATCAGCACAATATGTGATGATATCCTTCTCTTGATTATTTAACTGTAATGAGATAACACCTATATTTGTCCCTATATGGCCAAACAAATCGTTTAAAGCTCTGATAATGTTATCATTGTTCTCCAATAATTTCCAGTACTTATGACCTGGAATATCTTGAATAAATTGTATGAGAGAGTTCTCATATTTACTATCCAAAAATGGTGAAACATATTTGGTCTTATCATGCTTACCCACGTTGTGGTCCTGAATAAATTGCGCTAAAAGAGTATCTTCTAGCTTAGAGAATAAGTAATGGATTATTGTCCATTTCCTTACATTATTAGGTATGTCATCCATACTGATATCATATGAGAAGTCCCTGTAAAATCCAGGGTCGATTGTAGAAATAACCTTCCAGATACATTCTGTAGGCATCACATCTTCCTTACTTACCATATCTAGTAAGCAGTCTCCTATATTCCTAGTACATATGTACTTAGAACACCACCATCGTAGATGGAATAATTCTGCGACCCCTTTTTCACTATTTAGAATTAATCTAATAGGTATAGGAGTAAAGTACTTGCCATTTCGGACACGTACCTTTGCAAATTCCGCGATAGCATAGCTATCTCTAGTTACATCGAAGGTGTACCCTTTTGAAGGGTGGACTGTCCAATTTACCCACTTACATATATCTATGTAAGTATCGCGAATCTTCATCTCTGGATCTGGCCATGATATGATTGAATCATCACCTAATACCCTATAAAAGGCATCAGGACTAACATATTCGAGACCGTGGTATAACATTACCATTCTCATGATAATATGATGAGCCAGCGCAAATGCTGGAAATGAAGATTTGTACCCAGCCGGTTGACCAACCGTCTGAAGAACATACTCTGTACCTACTCCTTGTAGGTGGAATTTCGTTAATCCATTGGTCACAAGTGACCATTGATCCGA